GTGACGCTGGCGGGCGAGCCCGTGAAGCTGACCGCGCAGGAATACAAGCTGCTCAGCTACCTCATGCACCACAAGGGCAAGGTGGTCAGCCGCACCGAGCTGATCGAGCATATCTACGACCAGGATTTCGATCGCGACTCGAACACGATCGAGGTCTTCGTGACGCGCATCCGCAAGAAGCTGGGCCAGGACGTCATCACCACCATCCGCGGCATGGGCTACAGCCTGGACGAGCCGGCGTGATCCAGCCTGCCTCCGCCGACGCGGAGGCCGGCCTGACTAGGCGCAGCCGTTCGACGGGCTCGCTGTCGCGGCGCATGATCCTGATTGCGGCGGCGTGGATCGCGCTGCTGCTCGGCGTCGGCGGCTTCGCGCTCGACCGGGTGCTGGTCGGCGCGGTGACCCGCAATTTCGACGACAGCATGGAATATGTGCTGCGCTCGATGCTGGTGTCGGCGGAGATCGGGCCGGGTAACGAGGTGGTGTTGACCCGCGACGCGGTCGCCGACCAACGCTTCCTCGAACCGGGATCGGGGCTCTATTGGCAGATATCGGCGCGCGGTGCGGAGCCGTTCCCCTCCCGCTCGCTGTGGGACCGCCGTCTTGCCTATGGCACCGCGCACAACGACCGTACCGTCCATGTCTATGACAGCAATCAGTTTTCCGACGAGAAGCTGCGCATCGTCGAGCGCGACGTGGAACTGCCCGGCTCGCCCACCCATTGGCGGTTTCAGGTCGCGCAGAGCCGCGACGGGCTCGACGATCAGATCGCGATCCTGCGCCGTACCGTCATCCGCAGCTTTGCCGTGCTGGGCGTCGGGCTGGTGGTGCTGGCCGCGTTGCAGACCTTGTACGGCCTGTGGCCGCTACGCCGCGTCCGCGAGGAGATCGCCGCGCTGCGCGATGGCCGCGCGCCGCGCACGCCCCGCTCGATGCCGCGCGAGGTGGCGCCGCTGGTCGACGAGCTGGACGCGCTGGTCGCGCACAACGAGCGCCAGGCCGAGGAGGCGCGCCGCCACGCCGGCAATCTGGCGCACGCGCTCAAGACGCCGCTGACCGTCATCATGAACGCCGCGACGGCGCAGGCGCCCGACCTTGCCGACACCGTCTGCCGCGAGGCGACGACGATGCGCCGCCAGGTCGACCACCATCTGGCGCGCGCGCGCGCGGTCGGCCGGCGCGGGTCGGCGCACAGCCGCGCCGAGGTGTGGCCGAGCGTGGAGGCGGTGGAGCGCGCGGTCGGCCGCCTGTACCCGCAGGTGCGGATCGACACCGATGGCCCGCGCAGCCCCGACGTGCCGCTGGCCGTCCATGTCGAGCGGCAGGACCTGGACGAGATGCTCGGCAATCTGATCGAGAACGCGGCGAAATATGGCGGTGGCAGCGTCTTCGTCACCGTCATCGACAAGGCGCCCTGTGTCGAGTTCCTGGTCGAGGACGACGGCACCGGCATCCCCGAGGAAGCGCGGGCCCGCATCTTCGACCGCGGCGCGCGCCTCGACACCGGCAAGCCAGGCACGGGCCTGGGCCTCGCCATCGTGCGCGACGTGGCGGAAATCTACGAAGGCAGCGTCACGCTGGAGGAAAGCGACGACCTGGGCGGCTTGCTCGCCCGCCTGAGATTGCCCGCCGCGACCTGACGACCGGTGCCGTCAGTCTCCGCCGGCGGCCGGTTCGCCCTGCGCGCGGGGCAGCGCGACGATGTCCGACGACGACGACCAGATGTTGATGTCGCCGTCATCCGCCGCCCCGTCGATCGCCGCCAGTTCGTCGGTGGAGAACGCCAGTTGCTTCACGGCATCGAGCGACTCGTCGAGCTGGTCCACGGAGCTGGCGCCGATCAGCGCGGACGTGACGCGCGGATCGCGCAGCACCCAGGCGATCGCCATTTGAGCCAAGGTCTGGCCGCGCGCGCCGGCGATGTCGTTCAGGGCGCGGACGGCGGCCAGATTGCGCTCGTTCAGCAGCGTCTGCGACAAGGAGCCGCCGCGGCTGGCGCGCGACCGGTCGGGGACGCCGCCCAGATACTTGGTCGTCAACATCCCCTGCGCCAGCGGGGAGAAGGCGATGCAGCCGGTGCCCAGATCGTCCAGCGTCGCCAGCAGATCCCGCTCGATCCAACGGTTCAGGATCGAATAGCTCGGCTGGTGGATGAACAGCGGCACCTTCTCCTCGGCCAGGATCGCCGCTGCTTGCCGGGTCAGCCCCGGCTCGTACGACGACAGCCCGACGTACAGCGCCTTGCCCTGGCGGTGGAGCTGGACCAGCGCGCCCATCGTCTCCTCCAGCGGCGTGGTCGGGTCGACCCGGTGCGAATAGAAGATGTCGACATAGTCGAGCCCCAGCCTCTTCAGGCTCTGGTCGCAGCTGGCGATCAGGTATTTCCGCGACGAGCCGATGTCGCCATAGGGGCCGGGCCACATGTCCCACCCCGCCTTGGTCGAGATGACCAGCTCGTCGCGGTGGCGCGCGAAGTCGGTGGCGAGCACCCGCGCGAAATTCTCCTCCGCCGAGCCGTAGGGCGGCCCGTAATTGTTCGCCAGGTCGAAGTGCGTGACGCCCCGGTTGAAGGCGCGGCGCAGGATCGCGCGCCCGGTCTCGAACACGTCGGCACCACCGAAATTCTGCCACAGCCCCAGGCTGATCGCCGGCAGCTTCAGCCCGCTGCGCCCGGTGCGGCGATACGGCATGCGGCCGTCGTAGCGGTCGGCATCGGCATGATAGGGCGGAGCGAAGGGCATGGTGCTCTCTCGATGTGGATCGCCGGCCGGGATGACCGCAGGTCGCGGCGACGTATCGATCAGCGCCGCGGGGCAGGCAAGTGCCCGCGGCGGCCTATAGCCGGCGGACCAGCCGCGCCGGGCACGCCAGCCAGGCGGGGGCGGGCAGCACCTGCTGACGGCTGCCCGGCGCGAGGGGCAGCAGGTGGAGCTTGCCACTGCCCGCTCCCCATCCGATCAACCGGCCGAAGGTGAAGCGGCCGCCGGCGCGCGGGACCAGCACGTCGCGGTTGAGCGCGGCGGCGAAGGCGGCGGGTTCCAGCACCGCGCACCACAGCTCGTCGCCGGCGCGATAGTCGCCGACCCCGCCGACCACGACGATGCCGACCTCCCCCGCCGCCGGCCGCGGCGGCGCCAGCGTCGCGGGGTGCCGCGGCGCGCGTGCGCCCTCGCCGTCGAGCAGCGCCGCCACCGCCAGTTCGGCGCGATCCGGCAACCGGACGAGGTCGGCCGCCGCCACGTCCAGCGCCGCCGCGATCCGGTTGAGCCATGCGACCGACAGCGTTCGGGTCCCCATTTCGAGCCGACCGACCATCTGCGCCGAGGTGGGCGGTACGCAGGCGCTGGCGACTTCGGCCAGGGTCATGCCGCGGGCGCGGCGCATCTCCCGGATGGCGCTGATCATCGCATCGTCCCTCACGAACCTGTCTGGTTATCCGCTGTCCTACAACGAACCGGCTGTGGCAAGCCGCTTGCAGGTGGTGGAGGAGAGCGGAATGCGGCGGCTGGTGGAGCGGGCGATCGACGGCGAGGGGCGGGTGTCGGCATCGCCCGCGACGGGGCGGGGGCGCAGCGTCACGGTGAACCTCGCCGAATCGCCGCTGGCCTGGCTCGCCGCGCGCGGGCTGCTCGACGCGCGACAGGTGGAGGCGGGCGAGCGGCTGCGCGCCGATTACGAGACGGCGCAACTCGCGCCGAGTGTCACCATGCGGTGGAGCGCGCGGGTGGACGGCGGCGGCGGCACCGACCGGCTCGATCCCGCGACGGCGCAGATCGCGGGCAAGCGGCGGTTCGACGCGGCGATCGGCGCGGTGGGGCCGGGGCTGGCCGACATGCTGTGGCGGGTGGTGTGCGCGGGCGAGGGGCTGCCGGTCGCCGAGCGGGCGATGGGCTGGCCGGTGCGCGCCGGCCGGGTGGTGCTGACCCTCGCGCTCGACCGGCTGGCGGCGCATTACCGGCTGGGCTGACGCGCCGACGAGTGCCACGACCCTTGCCCGCCCCGCCCGGCAGCGCGATAGCGCGGCGATGCGCCTGCCCCTCATCCACTGCCACGGCTCCGGCAACGACTTCCCGCTGATCGACGCGCGCGGTCTGGGCGTCGATCCGGCGGCGTGGCCCGCCATCGCCCGCGCGCTCGCCGACCGCGCCGGCCCGGTGGGGGGCGACGGGCTCCTCCTGCTCGGCGACGGCAGGGAGGATGGCGGCGGGCGAAGCGACTTCGCCATGAAGATGTTCAACAGCGACGGGTCGGAGGCGGAGACATGCCTCAACGGCCTGCGCTGCGTCGCCCGGCTGGCGTTCGAGCGGCTGGGCATCGACGCGGGGCGGGCGGGGCTGAAGCAATCCGCCGCCACCGTCGCGCGGGCGGCGGACCTTGCGCCGGGCGTCTATGCGGTGCGCGAGACGGCGGGGCCGGTGTCGCTCGACCTCGCCGACTGGCCGCTGCATGCCGGCATCGACCGGCTGATCGACGCGGCGCTGCCGCCGCTCGGCTCCGCGCGGGCGTTCACCGCGGTGGCAATGCCCAACCCGCATCTCGTCGCCTTTGTCGACGGCGTGGACGAGGCGGAGCTGGTGGCGATCGGCACCGCCTGCGAGGCGGCGCCGGCCTGGCTGCCGCGCCGCGCCAACGTGTCGTTCGTGGAAGTGCGCGGTCCCGACGCGCTGTTCGTGCGCACCTTCGAGCGCGGCGTGGGGCTGACCGACAGCTGCGGCAGCGCGATGGGCGCGTCCGCCTATGCCGCGTGCCTGACCGGGCGGATGGCGTGGGATGCGGACCTGACCGTGTTCAACAAGGGCGGGCTGGTCGGCGCCACCGCGCATCCCGACGGCCGGGTGACGCTGGTCGGCAACGCGACGTGGGAATGGGCCGGCAGCATCGACTGGGACCCGGCGGCGGGGCTGTCGGACCTGGCGATCGAGCGGCGCTTCGATGGCGAGATCGCCGCCTGGGCCGCGCTGGCGAACGCCGAGCGCTGACCCGCGCGGCTTCTGCCCAACGGCGCGTGAACCGCGACCGATCCTGATCGTTGAGCCCGGCGGAGGCCCGGGTGCGAGATGGACGACGACGCGCGCGACGAATGGCTGCAGGGGCGTCAGAACGGCCGGGTCTACCCGCTCGGCCGCGCGCTGCGCGACACCTATGACGCCGACAACGCCGACACGCTGGGCAGCGACGTGACCGGGCTGATGATCGACCTGTCCAAGGTGCCGTACCCTCCCGCGCCCGGCTCGCCGGCGGCGCCGCCACCGCCGGTTTCGGCTCTACCTGGCGCCAGCCCGCCGCGCCCATCGATCCTGTCGCGACTGGGGCATCTGTTCGCCCGCCGCTGAGCAGGCGCTAACCAGATTGGTTCTTTCGGGTTGACAGCGCGACGCTGTTTAGGTACATAAGGGGAACGCTGAAGAATTGCGAGTCGGGCCGGGGCGGCTCGGGGCACCGCCCCGGCCGTTGCCGGCCCGTTCGCGTTTCCGAGGTCGTGTCATTCGGGGGGATGAACATGGCGGACACGGACGATAAGATTTCCAGCGGCTGCCATCGGCCGATCAGGCGGTCGCGGGTGCGCGACCGCGGCTGGACCAAGAAGCGCCGCGCGCTGTTCCTCAAGGAACTGGCGCTGACCTGCAACGTCACGGCCGCGACCAAGGCGTCGGGCAACACCAGCACCAACAGCAGCGCCTACGACCTGCGCCGCCGCGACCCGGCCTTTGCGCAATTGTGGGAGGAGGCGCTGGCGATCGGCTATGACCGGCTGGAGACGCTGCTGCTGCAACGCGCGCTCGAGGGGGTCAACGCGATCGATATGGGCGCCCTGGTGGGGGACGAGGAGTCGCGGCCCCGGCCCATCGGTGCCGTTCCGCGCGACGCATCGGCGCGCAGCGAGGTGCAGCTGGCGCTGGCGCTGCTCAACCGCCGGCGTGACGGCCCGCTGCGGGCTACCAAGCGCATGCTGATGTCGAGCGCGGAGGTCGACAAGCTGCTGGTGAAGAAGCTGGACGTGCTGGCCCGCAAGCAGGCGCCGTCCGGTGAGTGACCGCGTGCGCGACCCGCTCGCGGAACTCGCGCGATTGTCGGACCGCGACCGGGCGCGCCTCCTGCGGACGCTGCCGGTCGGTGCCCGCGCCGAGCTGGCGTGGCGCTGGCACGGCTTCGCCCATGCCGGGCAGGAGGAGCCGCCGGGCGACTGGCGCATCTGGCTGATCCGCGCCGGGCGCGGCTTCGGCAAGACGCGGGCGGGGGCCGAGTGGATCAGCGCCTTCGCCCGGGCGCATCCCGATGCGCGCATCGCGCTGGTCGGCGCCAACGCCGACGACGTGCGGCGGGTGATGGTGGAGGGGTCGAGCGGGCTGCTGGCGGTGGCGCGCGACGACGAGGCGCTGCACTGGCGCAGCAACGGCGAGCTGCGGTTCCCGTCGGGGGCCAAGGCGTTCGCCTATTCGGCGGAAGCGCCGGAGGGGCTGCGCGGGCCCGAGCACGACGTCGCCTGGTGCGACGAGCTGGCCAAGTGGCGCCGGCCCGAGGAGACGTGGGACAATCTGCAGCTGGGGTTGCGGCGCGGCGACCGGCCGCGCGCGCTGGTGACGACGACGCCGCGGCCGACGCCGCTGATGCGCCGGCTGCTGGCGATGCCGGGCCTGTGCGAGACGCGGGGGCGGACGCGCGACAACCCGCACCTGCCGGCCGAGTACACGGCGGCGATGCGCGACCTGTACGGCGACACGCGGCTGGGCCGGCAGGAGCTGGACGGCGAGATGATCGACGACGTCGCCGGCGCGCTGTGGACGCGGGCGACCGTGGAGGCGGCGTGCGAGGGCGAGATGGCGGCGCCGGTGCGCGTCGTCGTCGGCGTCGATCCGCCGGCCGGCACGCTGTCGGGCGCCAGCGGTGACGCGTGCGGCATCGTCGCCGTGGCGCTGGGCGAGGACGGTCGCGGCTATGTGCTGGAGGACGCCAGCGTCGTCGGCGCCTCGCCCGAGGGGTGGGCGGCGGCGGTCGCCGCCTGCGCCGCGCGGCACGGCGCCGACCGCGTGGTCGCGGAGGCGAACCAGGGCGGCGCGATGGTGAGGAGCGTGCTGCTCGCCGCCGAGGCGCGGCTGCCGGTGGTGCTGGTCCATGCCAGCCGCGGCAAGGCGGCGCGCGCCGAGCCGGTGGCGGCGCTGTACGAGCGGGGCCGCGTGCGCCACGCCGGCCGCTTCCCCGCGCTGGAGGACGAGATGTGCGGGCTGGTGACGGGCGGCGGCTATCAGGGGCCGGGCCGCTCGCCCGACCGCGCCGACGCGCTGGTCTGGGCGCTGACCGCGCTGATGCTGGGCACACCGGGCAAGGCGGCGGTGCGCGCGCTGTAGTGCGTTGAGAGCGGGCCGGCGCCGCCCCGGTCAGCGAAGCTGAACCGCACAACAAACAGGGAGCAGGACATGGCATGGTTCGGTCGAAGGGCCGGGCGCGACGCATCGCGCCCGGTGCTGTCGCGCGCCGGGGGGGCGGCGGTCGGCAGCTGGGTGCAGGGCACGGGCGCCGCGGGGTACGACGCCCAGGTGCGCGAGGGCTATTGCCGCAACGCGATCGCCCAGCGTGCGGTGCGGCTGGTGGCGGAGGCGGTCGGCGGCGCGCCGCTGTTGGCGTCGGAGCCGGCGCTGCTGGCGCTGGTCACGGCGCGCTCGGGCGGGCAGTCGCTGGTCGAAACGGCGGCGGCGCAATTGCTGCTCCACGGCAACGCCTTCATCCAGGTGCTGCGCGACGCGCAGGGACACGTCGCCGAGCTGTTCGCCCTGCGGCCCGAGCGGGTCGCGATCGAACCCGACGCGAGCGGCTGGCCGGCGGCGTATCGCTACACCGTGGGCGGCGCGACGACGCGGCTGGGCGCCGATCCGGTGCGGCCCGAGGTCATCCACCTCAAGGCGTTCAACCCGGTCGACGACCATTATGGCCTGGGCTGCCTGGGCGCGGCGGCGGCGGCGATCGCGATCCACAACGCCGCCGCGACCTGGAACAAGGCGCTGCTCGACAACGCGGCGCGGCCGTCGGGGGCGCTGGTCTACGACCCCGGCGACGGCTCGGCGATGTCGGCGGAGCAGTTCGGCCGGCTGCGCGCGGAGATGGAGGCGGGGTTCGCCGGCGCCGGCAACGCCGGGCGGCCGATGCTGCTGGAGGGCGGGCTGAAGTGGCAGGCGATGAGCCTGACCCCTGCCGACATGGACTTCGTCGGGCTGAAGGCGGCGGCGGCGCGCGAGATCGCCCTCGCCTTCGGGGTGCCGCCGATGCTGCTCGGCCTGCCGGGCGACTCGACCTATGCCAACTACAAGGAAGCGAACAAGGCGCTGTGGCGGCTGGCGGTGCTGCCGCTGTCCGCGACCCTGCTCGACGGGATCGCCGACGGGCTGGCGAGCGCGTTCGATGGCCCGCGCCTGCGCGTCGATCTCGACCGGGTGCCGGCGCTGGCCGAGGACCGGCAGCTGTTGTGGCAATCGCTGTCCGCCGCCGATTTCCTGTCGGTGGAGGAGAAGCGCGCGATGCTGGGCATCGCCGATCCAGGCGAGCGCGCGGCATGATCCGCTTTGCCGGCTATGCCGCGCTTTTCGACCGGGTCGACCGCGCCGGCGACGTGATGCGGCGCGGCGCCTTTGCCGGCGCGGGGCCGGTGCCGCTGTTGTTGCAGCATCGCGGCGATCCGGTCGGCGCGGTCCACACCCTGGCCGAGGACGACCGCGGCCTGCGCGTCGAGGGGGTCGTCGACGACACCTCGCTGCGCCCATCGCTGTGCAGCGGCGCGCTCGCCGGCCTGTCGGTCGGCTATCGCGCCCGCGCGGCGCGGCAGGGCGCCTGGCGCGAGCTGACCCAAGTCGACCTGGTCGAGGTCAGCCTGGTCGCGGTGCCGATGCAGCCGCTGGCGCGGATCGACCGGCTCGACGTGATCCATCCCGATTTCAACGAAGGAGCAGATGCATGACCCAAGGAACAGTGATGGCACGCCCGGTGCTCGACGGCGCGCGAACGCCGGCCCGCTCGCCGGCGTTCGCCGGCTTCGTGCGCACCGGCGCGACGCTGGAGATGAAGGCGTTCACCGGCGTCACCGGCGATGCGGGCGGCTATGCCGTGCCGCGCGAGATCGACGCGACCATCGACCGCGTGCTGAACACCATGTCGCCGATCCGCGCGGTCGCCAACGTGGTGAAGGTCGGGTCGGCCGGCTACCGCAAGCTGGTGACGGCGGGCGGCACGCCGTCGGGCTGGGCGGCGGAGACCGACCCGCGCCCGGCGACCGCGACGCCCGTCTTCGTCGAGATCGCCCCGCCGATGGGCGAGCTGTACGCGAACCCCTCGGCGAGCCAGGCGATGCTCGACGACGCGGCGTTCGACGTGGAGGACTGGCTGGCGAGCGAGATCGCGGCGCAGTTCGCCAGCGCGGAGGGCGCGGCGTTCGTCGGCGGCAGCGGCGTCAACCAGCCGCGCGGCTTCCTGCAACAGCCGGTGGCGGCGAGCGCCGACGCCGCGCGGCCGTTCGGCACGCTCCAGTACCTCGCCAGCGGCGCCCCCGGCGATTTCGGCGCGAGCCCGCAGGATCGGTTGGTCGACCTCGTCCAGTCGCTGCGGCCCGGTTATCGGCAGGGCGCGGTGTTCGTGATGAACGCCGCGACGCTGGCGCGCATCCGCAAGTTCAAGACCGCCGACGGCGCCTTCGTCTGGCAGCCGAGCCTCGCGGCGGGCCAGCCGGCGACGTTGCTCGGCTATCCGGTGATCGAGGCGGAGGACATGCCCGACATCGCCGCCAACAGCCTGTCGATCGCGTTCGGCAACTTCAAGCTGGGCTATCTGATCGCCGAACGCAGCGAGACCGCGATCCTGCGCGACCCCTACACCAACAAGCCGTTCGTCGGCTTCTACGCCACCAAGCGGATCGGCGGCTGCGTGTCGAACGGACAGGCGATCAAGCTGATGAAGTTCGCCGCCAGCTGATCGGGGGCTCTCGGCTGGTCGGTGGATCCTCCCCTCTCCGCGTGCGGAGAGGGGAGTCGAACGAGGGGAGAGGGACATGACGGGAGCGGCGATACCGCCGGCCGTCGTCGCGGACGCGGCGGCGGCGGCGAAGGCGTGGCTGCGCACGGCGGGCGGCGACGATGACGCGGCGCTCGCCGGACTGTGCGCGAGCGCGATCGGGTTGGCGGAGGCGTTCTGCGGCCGGGCGCTGGTGGCGCGCGCCTGGCACGATCAGGTGGCGGCGAGCGCGACGTGGCAACGGCTGCCGGTGCAGCCGGTGACGGCGATCACCGCCGTCAGGGACGCGGACGGCGCCACACTGGCGGCGGCAAGCTATGCCGTCGATATCGACGCGCACGGCGTCGGCTGGATCCGGGTGACCGACCCGTCGCGATCGGCGCGGATCGGCGTCGACTATGCCGCCGGCGACGCGGCGTCGTGGGATGCGCTGCCGCCACCGATCGCGCAGGGCATCGTCACGCTGGTCGCGCACCTGTTCGACGATCGCGACGGCGCCGCGACGCCGCCGGCGACGGTGGCGGCGCTGTGGCGGCCCTGGCGGCAGTTACGGCTGGGCGGCGGGTGCCGGGCATGAGCGCGGCGATCGACCTGGCCACGCTGGTTCAGGTCGCCGCGACGGCGCGGCTGCGCGCCTCGCCGATCCTCGCCGGCACGGGCGTGTTCGATGCGCCGCCGGTGCGCGCGGCGCTGCCCCACGCGGTGGTCGACGAGCCGCTGTTCACCGACTGGAGCACCAAGAGCTGGACGGGGCGCGAGGCGAAGCTGTCGGTGCTGGTCCACGATGGCGGCGAGCGGCCGCTGCGGCTGCGCGTGCTGGCGGCGGCGGTGGAGGAAGCGCTGCTGACACTCGCCGGCGATCTGGAAGGCGGCTGGCGGGTGGCGAGCGCCGCCCTGTTGCGCAGCCGCATCGTGCGCGGCGGCGAGCGCTGGACCGCCGGCATCGATGTGCGCGTGCGGCTGTACCGGACCAACGAGGGAGACGAATGATGGCGGTGGAGAAGGGAAGCGCGTTCCTGCTGAAGGTCGGCGACGGATCGCCCGAGAGCAATGGTGGTCCGGTGTTCGCGACGGTGGCGGGACTGCGCACGACGCAGCTGTCGATCAACGGCGAGAGCGTGGTGGTCACCAACAAGGATTCGGGCGGCTGGCGGCAGTTGCTGTCCGGCGCCGGCGTGCGCAGCGTCAGCGTGTCGGGCGCGGGCGTGTTCACCGGCTCGGCGGCGGAAACGCGGATCAAGGGCAACGCGCTGGCGGGCGCCCTCGACGATTATCGCCTGTCGTTCGAGAGCGGCGAGACCATGACCGGGCGGTTCCTGGTCACCCGCCTCGACTATGCCGGCGATTTCAACGGCGAGCGGTCGTACACGCTGAGCCTGGAAAGCTCGGGCGCGGTGGTGGCGGCGTGAGCGTGCCCGCGGCCGATCCCGCGCCTGCCAACCCGGCACGCGGTGAGGCGACGTTGCGGGTCGCGGGCGAGGCGCTGGTGCTGCGCCCCAGCTTCGCGGCGCTGGTGGCGGCGGAGGGCGAGATCGGGCCGTTGTTCGCGCTGGTCGAGCGCGCCGCCGACGGCCGCCTGACGCTGGCGGAGATGGTGGCACTGTTCTGGCACTGCCTGCACCGGCCGCCGCCGGCGCTGACCCGCGAGGCGCTGGGGGAGGCGGTGGTCGCCGCCGGCCTCGCCGCCGCGACGCCGGCGCTCAGGTTGCTGCTCGGCCAGGTCCTCGCCGGCCGATGAGCGACACGCCGGACCCCAGCTGGACGGCGGCGGCGGCGCGGCTGGCGGGGATGGCGGGGGCGGTGCTGGGCTGGAGCCCCGACGTCTTCTGGCGCGCGACACCGGCTGAGCTGGCGGGCGTGGTCGGCGCGCTGACCGGCGGCGGCGACGCGGCCGCGCCGCCCGACGCCGCCACGCTGGCCCGGCTGAAGGAAAGGTTTCCCGATGGATGACGAGATCGACCGGATGATGATCGGCGTGCGCGCCGACACGGCCGGCTTCGCCCGCGACGTGGCGCAGCTGCGCGACAGCCTGGAAGGGTCGCTGGGGCAAGGCGCGGACAAGGCGGGGCGCAGCATCGAGACGTCGCTGCTGCGCGCGGTGCAGAGCGGCAGGCTGGGGTTCGACACGCTGCGGACCAGCGCCTTGTCGGCGCTGGACGGCATCGCGGCGGGGGCGCTGAAGCTCGGCCTCAACGCGCTGATCGGTGGTGGCAGCGGGAGCGGCGGCGCGGCGTCGCTGGGCACGTTGCTGGCGGGGCTGGTCTCCGGCTCGCCGGGCCGGGCGACGGGCGGGCCGGTGTCGCCGGGCCGCGCCTACGTGGTCGGCGAGCGCGGGCCCGAGCTGTTCGTGCCCACCGCCAGCGGCCGGGTCGATACGGGGGCAGGGGCAGGGGCAGGCGGCGGCGGCCGCGACGTGCGCGTCGCCATCACGATCAACGCCCCCGGCACCGGCGCATCGGGCGCGCTGCAACAGTCGGGCCGCCAGGTCGCGCGCGCCGTGAAGGCCGCGCTCGCCGACTAGGCTGCGACAGGAGAGAACCATGCCCCATTGGCTTGCCGCGACGCGCACGGTGCAGCGCACCGGCGTCCTCACCCGTTTCGACCCGCGCTTCTGGACGGTCAATTTCCCGCGGCCGATGATGGCGGCGGTCACCACCATTGCCGCCGACGCGCTGCGCGTCGACGCCGTGTTCTACAAGGCGGACGATCTGGCGGGGCTGATCTGGGAGGCGGAGGACCAGTGGGACCATCCGCTGCTGCGCTACGACACCGACCGCGATTTCCGCCGCTGCCGCCTGTCGTTCCGCTGGCGCTCGGCGGGGGTCCTGCCGCTCGACGCGGTCGACGGCCCGACCCTGACGATCGAGGGACGCGATGCCGCGGGTCGCCCGCGCGCCTGGTACGTGCGGCTGTGGAACTACGCCGTCGGCACGCCGGAGGACGCGGTCGTCACCCTCGACCTGGCGGCGCTCGACGGCGGCTTCCTGCTGCCGGGCGAGGCCGATCCGGTATGGGCGGGGGATGTCGACCGGCTGTTCGTGTCGCTGGTCGCGCCCGGCTATGCCGCGGCGGACCGGCCGCTCGCCGCGCCGGTGGAGGGGTGGGTGGAGCTGACCGGCATCGCCTGCGACGGTTCTGGATCGGTGCTGACGATCGGCGACGCGGTGGTGCCCGAGCATCGGCTGCGGATCGCGGGCGGGTATGACGACAGCTACAACCTGACGCCCGCGCGGGTGCTGCGGGGCGCGCTCCAGCTCGGCTATCGCGGGTCGATCTGCCACTATGTCGGCATGAGCCATTATTTCCGGCTCGGCGCGGTGGACGGCGGTTTCCACGCCGGGCTGGCGGATGGCGTGCTCAACGTCGCCTGCGCCGCCTGGCATCGCGACTTCGCCGCCCGCGCCCACGCGCTCGGCTACGAGGTGATCTGGTCGCTCAGCTACGAGCTGCTCGACGGGCATTGCCCCGACGACTGGAAGCAGCGGGCGGCCGATGGCTCCCCGGCGCTGACCGGCTGGGTGCCGCCGTCGACCCTGCTCTCGCCTGCGAATCCCGAAGCGATGGCGTACCTACGCCGGGCCGCCGCCGCGTTCGTCGCGATCGGCGTCGCGGCGGGGCTGGCGCCGCGCTTCCAAGTCGGCGAGCCGTGGTGGTGGACGATGGTCGATGGGCGACCCTGCCTGTACGACGCCCGCGCGACGGCGGCGTTCGCGCCGGTGCCGATCGACAGCGTGCGTGGGCCCCTCGACGCCGCGCAGCGGGCGACGCTCGACCGCGCCGGCGCCTGCCTCGCCGCGTCGACGGCGGCGCTGGTGGACGCGGTGAGGGTCGCGGCGCCGGGCTGCGTCAGCCACCTGCTCGCCTATCTGCCAACGGTGCTCGACCCGGCGGCGCCGGAGATCGGGCGCGCCAACCTGCCGATCGGCTGGGCCAGCCCTGCCTTCGACGTCCTCCAGCTGGAGGATTACGACTGGGTGACCGCCGGCGACACCGCCGCCAGCGCGGCGGGCGCGGCGATCGCGACGGCGCGGCTGGGCTACCCGCCGGCGCGCCAGCATTACCTGTCCGGTTTCGTGCTGCGGCCCGGCGACGCGGCGAGCGACTGGCCCCGCATCGAGGAAGCCGCGGCGGCGGCAGGGCGGCGCGGCGTCGCCGAGACCTTCCTGTGGGCGCTGCCGCAAGTGATGCGCGACGGGCTGGTGCGGTGGGACAAGGTGGAGGAGGCCGACATGGATGCGTTCGACGACGTGGTGTTCCCGCTGGCGCTGGGCCGCGAGGCGGAGGTCGCGCCGACCTTCTCCACCGCCGTGCTGACCGGCGCCGGCGGCGGCGAGCGGCGCAACGCCGCCTGGGCGGAAGCGCGCACCAGCTACGACGTCGGCCCCGGCATCCGCTCGGAAGCGGATATCGCGGCGCTGCTCGCCTTCTTTCGTGCGCGCATGGGGCCGGCGCGCGCGTTCCGGCTGCGCGATCCGTTCGACAGCGCGGGGATCGACGAGGCGATCGGCGTCGGCGACGGCGCGGCACGGCGGTTCGCGCTGGTCCGCCGTTACGGCACGGCAACGCGGCGGATCACCCGCGTGGTGCCCGGCAGCGTCTCGGTCGCGGTCGCCGGGGTGCCATCGGCGGCGTTCACGCTCGATCCCGGCGGCTGGGTGACGTTCGACGCGGCGCCCGCCGCCGGCGCGGCGATCACCGCCTCGTTCACCTTCGACGTGCCGGTCCGCTTCGCTGAGGACAAGCTTAGCGTCACGCGCCAGACCTTCCTCGCCGGCAACGCCGCGTCGGTGCCGCTGATCGAGGTGCGCGAGGCATGAGCGGCGGGGAGAGCGGGGCGGGGTGGCTTGCCGGCGAGCTGACGACGCTGGCCCTGTGCTGGCGGATCGAGCGGCGCGACGGCGTGGCGATCGGGCTGACCGATCACGATCGCGACCTGACGATCGAGGGGCTGTGCTATCGCGCCGCGCCGGGCATGGTGCCGTCCGCGATCAAACGCTCGTCGGACATCGACGCCGACACCATGCAGGTCGCGGGCGCGCTGACCAGCGAGGCGATCGACGAGGAGAGCCTGCTCGCCGGCCGCTGGGACGGGGCGCGGGTGGTGCTGTTCGGGGTCGACTGGACCGGCGGCGGTGACGCGCGCGTGGCGCTCGGCGAGGGGCGGCTGGGGTCGGTCGAGCTGAAGGACGGCGGCTTTTCCGCCGAGCTGGCCGGTATTGCCGCGGCGCTGGGCCGGCCGGTGGTGGAGGCGACCGCGCCCGAGTGCCGCGCCGAGCTGGGCGACGCGCGCTGCCGCGTGCCGATGGCGGGGCGCAGGCGGTTCGCGCGGGTGTTGGCGGTCGACGGCGCGGTGCTGACGACCGATGGCGAGGAACCGCTCGCCAATGCCTGTGGCGGCGGCGTGCTGCGCTGGTTCGGCGGTGCCGATGGCGGAATGGAGGCGGCGATCGCCTTGTCCGCCGGCGCGACCGTCACCCTTCGCGCAGCCCCGCCGCTGGCGGTCGTGGCGGGCACGCTCGTCGAGCTGATCGAGGGGTGCGACAAGAGCATCGCGACCTGCGCCGCGCGTTTCGCCAACGCCGCCAATTTCCGCGGCGAGCCGTACCTGCCGGGCATGGACCTCCTGACCCGCTATCCCGGCGAATGAGCGGTCCCCCGACGCGCGGCGACCAGGTCGCCGCCGCGGCGCTGGCGGCCGTGGGCGTGCGGTTTCGCCTGCACGGGCGCGACGTGGCCGGGGGGCTCGATTGCGTCGGCCTCGTCGCGCACGCGCTGGCGCAGGCCGGATGGCGCGGCGGGGCGGTGCCGACCGGCTATGCCCTGCGTGGCGGCGACCGGGGCCGGGTGGCCGCGCTGCTCGACGCGGCGCTCGCACGCTGCACCGGCGACGCGGCGGGCGACATCCTGCTGGCGGTGCCGGGGCCCGGCCAGCTTCATCTGGCGAGCCGCACCGCGCGCGGGATCGTCCATGCCGATGCGCAGATGCGCCGCGTCGTCGAGCGGCCGGGGGCGGTGCCATGGCCGCTGATCGGCGCGTGGCGGATGGGAGGAGACTGAGATGGCGACGCTTGTCCTG